ACGCCAATTGCAAGGGTGGGCGGCAAATAACTTTTGGTAGCCACTTGCATATCACGGGCAGACTTGCGGTCATCATTAGACAGCTTGGCAAAGTCCAGACCCATCTCTTGCGCCCTAGCAGCCATTTGTATCTCAGCCTGCTTAATTAGCATGATCTGGTCAGCATTTAGCTTGCCGCTGTCAATCGTTGCCTGAACGTCTTTAGGGTCTATGCCAATAGCTTTGGATATAGCATCCACAGCAAGCCCCGCCAAAGGGCCACCAAAGGCCGTAGCGATTGTTGGGGCAATAGTCTTTAACCAATCCATGTTCTTTCCTTATGGGCAGGGGCCAACAGTAAATTCACCAGGCTGACAACGCTTTGGCAGTGGTACGCATGGGCCAACCACAAATCCATCTGTACACCAGTTAATTGGCGGTGTTGTTGGATTGACAACAACGATAGGCGGATTGACAACAGCAACAGGGCCAACCACAGGGCCAGTTACAAACGTCACCACTGGCGCAGACGCTGGAACAGGCTGCGTACCGCTTGGGCCAACTACGAAAGGGCTAGGCAGAACAGTAGTAGGGTCTAGTGAGACAACCATTGGTTTATCTTGTGGGGCAGGGTCTGAACCCACGCCACAGCCGGACAAAGCGAGACACACAAGCATTGCATATTTCATATCAGTTCCTTAGTTTGTACATGATAAATTCAAGAGTTCCCCAACCAATAAACCCAGCAGCAAGAATAGACACAAAGCCAATCAACAAAATGTTTACTGTTTCTGCCATGTTTTCTCTGCGTTGCTTGGCCTTGGCTTCTGCTTCACGTTCTTCACGTTTCCTATTAGCCACAATCAAGTTGTATTCGGCTTGAATGGCTTCCCATACATCGCCTTGACCCGACCAAATCAACTGTTCTTTTAATTCTTTTTCTGCATCACGCAAGGCCTTGGCCTGCATCACAGTATCCAAAGCCCGCCCCATGTCAGACTTTGATTTCTTTTTATCGTGTACAGCAGCCTTTGCTACTGTATCCCTATGCTCAAAAAACTTTATTAAGTCACCACTACATTCCTGTAGGTCTTTACCCATCTGGATAGCTTCTTTGACTCCCGCAATGGTGCTTTTGGCTATTGCAAAGGCAGCACCAATGGTAATGGGATCAATCATTTATCCGCTTTAGTGTCTAACTTATCAAATATTTTTGACAGCATTTCTTTAACTTCGTGTATGTCTCGCCTGTAATCGTCTTTTGAAACGTAATTTGCAGGCATTGATCTCACATCAGTATCTAGACGTTCAATAGCTTTGGTAATGTTGTTCAGTACCCATCCACCAAAAAAAGCAGCCAAACCCACGGCAATGTTGAATAGTTGCTGATTTTCCATCATTACCACCTTACGATTTCTGAATGTAGGCCAAAGAATAATAGGTCGGAAGATATGTGCCCACGTTAGACGTAGAGGCCGCTGTAAAGCCGCCAGTGTTGCCTACCGCATAAGTGTTACCTGAGCCAACAACAAACGAATCCTGAAGGTTAGGAGTTCCGTTTTGACCGTTGCAAAGATAGTAACCTGAAGGGATTGAGCCAATAGATCCTGACCACATAATAATGCCGCCAGATGGCACAGCGCTTACAGCCGCAGTCGTTCCAATGATGCCGTAAAGGTTATCGTATGTTTGGATTGTGGTCAGGTTTGCATCAGTCAAAACAAACTTGTAATTTGACCCTGAAGTAAACCAAATTTCTTGTGGTGGCCTGCCGTCAGTACCCAACTGGATAGGGTTTGCGTTAGCAATGTTTCCGGTTTGGGTTGTGTATGTCGCTTGGGGTGTTGTAGTCCCTGCTGCATAGGTGTAAATAAAACCACCCGACAAAGGGGTTCCGTTGGTGGTAAAGAATTGGAATCCGTTACCGATAGGGGATAGATTGACTGCCATTTTATTTTCCTATGTCAGAGAGTTTTGTACCCGCGCCAGGCTTTAAGGCTTTTGCTGTTTCTTTTTTCAGTGCGCGGCCTTGGGCTGATTCACGAATCATGGAGCCAATAGGAACAATCCCTGCGCCTAAAAATGTGTTTGCGCCTTTTTCAAGACCAGAAGCCGCCAATTCTTTTGCGCCAGCTACAAAGGTATTGGAGTTGTTTACATACGATCCGCGAGGTTGAGCTTGAACATCCGCAGCAACCGCCCCTAAGTTCCGCAAATTATTTGCAGTTTCAGCATCAACCAATTGGTTTAATTTAGGTTCAATTTGCTTTAAAGCGCGGTTGTAAGAGGCTTGGTTAAAGTTGCCGCTGCTAATTGATTTGTCTTTTAACCAATTGATCGTAGCTGCGCTGACCGCTTGGTGACCTTCTGAGCCGCCGCCAAGTTGTTGAACCAATGTTTCAAGATCACGTTTATTGCCATTAATAACGTATTTGTTGATGAACTTGTCAGGGGCAATGTCATTGACCGCCGCATCATATGCGGGGTCTTTCTTGAGAATATCAAAACGCGCTTTAGCCGCAGATCGAGCCTCATCAGCCAAAGGCTTTAACATGGCTGCATCACCGCTTAAAGGCAAATCTTCTAAAGCCTGGCGAACAATGCTGGACGCTGCTTTGGCATTTCCATCCCCAGACCGTTCAGCCTTACGCATCTCAGCGGCAAGGTTTGTACGCATGGCTTCAAATTGCTCATACGTCATTTTTTCGCCAGCAGCAAACTTGTTTAATTGCTTTTCAATGGCAGAGGGAACAAAGTCTGTTTTAAGTTCTTTTGACAATGCTTTAGCAGCATTCTGAGCAAAGGCTTGACCGTCAATAGGAAAGTCACCGCCAGCAGCATCTTTTAGGGCTTTGTACTTTGCGCCAATATCCTTGACGCGGGCATCATCAATTGTTTTATACGAATTAATGATTGTGTCTGCGCTTTCAATGTGATTAGTTCCGTACACATCAGGGGCCGCTTTGTCACGAATCACATCAAAGTTTTCTTTGAGGGCGTTGTTTTGCTCGCTAAAACGATTGGCATACTCAGGATTTCGCCCACGTTGATTCATTTCATTAGACAATAAATTAACGTCTTGGGTAGCTTGCCCGCGAGTGTATTTAACCGGAACAGGCAAACTATCGCCTTTGAGTTGACGGTTGATAGCCGCCATGTTTGCCTCATTGGGCTTGAGCATTTTAAGTTCCGCAGCTAACTCAGGAGAGGCCTGGGCAATAGCTGCTTGCAATTCTGCTTGCGTAGTAGTAGCCGCAGCGCCGCCCGAACGCATACCGCCCTTGGCTTCAAATTGCGCTTGCATTTGAGCAGGCATGATTTCTCTGTTCAAGTCAGAAATTGCTTGTGGGATCTGGCGAGCGCGGCCCATAGCTTGCTGACTACCAGCGGCAACCACAGGAGCCATGCCCTGTAACTCAGGCACACCCACGGGCGGCAGCTTACTAGCCTCAAATGCCCTTTGAAGGTCTTGAACGTATTGTTGACCTTGCGCTGTGCGGGGTTGATATGTGCCGCCAGCTTGCATTTGTTGGGCAACTTGCTGACCCGCTTGGATGCCTTCAGGAGTGCCGTATTTACCGCTTGCCAATGTACCAAACACACCGCCAATGGCGCTTACGGGGGCAGCAACAGCACCTGACAAGGCGGTCAGGCCAGCCTCCCCCGCGCCTACAATCTTTTCACCAAGGCCGCGCTTTGCTTTTTGGAATTGCTCATACATTTGAGCCGCAACAGGCATTTCTTGTTTTGGTGGCGTTGTAGTTGTTGATTCTGTTTTAACGCCCTCTGTTGGCAGTGTATCCATCCAATCGGCAAATGTTTTGCCTTCAGGATTTGATGTTTTGCTTGGCATCATGGTCACATGGACAGGATCTTTTTTGCCTAATGGACGATGCAATCCAAATTGAGCCAAGAAAGAATCAGGCACATCTTTGCCAATGTCAACGGCATTACCTGTTTCATGCAAGCTAGTGCCAGGGGCGGCAACTGGATATTTGTTTGGTGAAGCCGCCAATCTAGTTTGTTCTTCCCGTGTTCTGAATCCACTAGTGATAGGAAGTTCTTTGCCAAATTGCTGACGATATGCGGCTTTGGCTTGTTCCAATTTGTTAGACAAATCGGGATTCAAACCTTGTGTGTTTGGCCCTTTTTCAGTGGAGGAAACCGTATCCAAATAGTCAGCAAAAGTTGGCATTACTTAATTACTCCCATTTGCTTCGCCTGATTTCTTATTTGCAGTAATCTTGCTTTTTCTGCGGCAGACAAAGATTGCCAAAGTTTTCCAGCCTCTTCGCTTGACATTTCTTGGAACAAACGAGGGTCAGAAATTTGGTTAAATTTTTGCATTTCCTGATCGTATTGTGCAGCATTTTTAGAGTAAGGCTGAAGGTAACGAGCTTTGGCTTCTTTTAATTTTTCCATGCCAATCAATTGATCCGTCACCCGCAAAATGCCTTCTTTGGTCATCTTGGTGTTAGGGTTAGCAAGTTCAGCAATACCGCGAGCCGCATCTGTATTACCACCAGCCAATTGAAGCAACTTGGTGTTCTTAGCCAGTTCGTCCGTAGAAGATGTTTCAAGAATGTTAGCTGGAATGCCAACCGCTTGAGCGAGGCCAGAAAGAAACTGTTTACGTTCCCCGCCAACACCCGTAAATGATTCAGGAACGAGCTTTTTAATGTTCTGGAACACCGCTATGCGACCTGGCGCACCTTGGGCCTCAAACGAGGTTGTAGTCCAATCCTTAGATATGTTTTCAGCGCCAGCGCCGAGCATTGATGTTTGTGCTGCGCCCATACCAGTCTGAAGGTTTTGTCCACCACGTTGCGAAGCAGGGCCAACCAATCGTCTTTCGCCTGTTGCTGGATTAACAACTTCAGTAGTTGGAGGAACACCCAAGTCCATAGGTGCGCCAGTTCTTGCCATAGAAGGGTTTTCACCAACCACGGAAGGCCGCGTAACCGTAGGTTGAACAACATCGCCCAAATTAACTGTGCTAGGTTTAGGCGCAAACAACTGCTGCTGTTCAGATGGGCCAAGCAACATATTGCCCGTCAAGATTGCTGACTGAGCAATATGAGAGCCAGGCGCGGCATTCTTGTACATATCCGCAAAAGAATCTATTGCCTCAATGAATGTATCGTCACCCTTGTGGTGCTTCTTGAGTTGGTCAAGGGCGCGAATATAAACTTTAGGGTCGTTGATATTGGCGTGACCAATGGCAGAAACAGCGCTACCAATAACCGCCCTGCGATCTTCCGAGAGTTTTGTAACCGAGCTTTCAGCCTTTGATGCGCTGTCAATTGCTTTGGTGTAGCGATCAAGGTAATCGGTATGCGTCATAGGGGCCAATAAAGGCAACTGCTGCATTAGTTTGTTGACGTCAAACCGACCGTTAGTTTGGAAGCGTTGAGGATCTCTGCTGATAGCGTCTTGAATAGCCAAATTCTCTTTATTGGCTTGTTTGGTTTGAGATAACTCAATGCCGCCCTTTTCAACTGTTTGTTTTGAGCCTTGCAATTCAGTTTGGGCGCGTTCCAATTGGATTGGCAATAACTGAGTTTCTTGGTTATATTTCTGCAATGCAGACATATTCCCAATCAAGTCAGACAATGAAGTCTGCTTTGGAATACCAGCAGAATAGTTTGTGAAAAATTCAGGCATTGTTATTCCTTATGGGCCAGCTTGAAAGTAAGGGTTAATCGCCAAATTTGCATTTGTTTGTGCAGGCGCTGTATTATTTTGACCGAGCAACAAGGCAGCATTGTTAATAATGTTGTTTAAACTGTTTGATTGATTTTGCGA